ATGACCACCATTCGCGTGACGCGCACCGACGCGGCACTGATCTACGGACTCGGCGTCGCAGCACTCGCCCTGTCCTATACAGCCCTCGCCGATCTCGCATCGCGGGCCGGGCTCGGCGACTGGCAGTCCGCGGTGTGGCCGCTCGTCGTCGACGGGTTGATCGTCGCGGCGACCCGCACGGTGGTGACGCTCGAGGACGGGCCGGCGCGTCGCTACGCATGGCTTCTGCTGTGGTGCGCCGTCGCGGTGTCGATCGCCGGGAACGCCGCGCACCTGTTGCTGCCGCCGGGGCCAGTGCATCCGGCGGTCGCGACGGTCGTGGCCGTCGTGCCGCCGGTGGCGGCGCTCGCGTTGACGCACCTCGCAATCGTCCGCGCGCGGGCCCAACGGGATGTCGAAACCGGGGGTGAAGATATGCCAGAAAATATACCGGCGGCGATCGGAGTCGCGATGGATGACGCACCTGCGTCATCTACATCTGCGCAGCTCACGGTGGTGCAGGAGCGAATCGAGCCAGAATCCGAATGCAAGCATGACGCACCGAGTGACGCACTGCGTCACCGCGCGCGGCAGCTCCGTGACGAGGGGTGGTCGAACTACGCGATCGCTGATGAGATCGGGAGGTCGGAGGCGACGGTGCGTCGGTGGTTGGCGGCGCCTGTCGCGTCGTAGTCCGGAGACGACGAAAACGCCCCGCCTCGGGGATTGAGGCGGGGCGTTTCGCTTTGTGGGTCGAGAGGTCGGGGTCACTCGCCCGCTGCGCCGGGTATCGAGCCGCACATAGGGATGCGTTACGGGCGGGTTCGGCGAGCGCACCCTTTCCCGGTGCGGCATGATGACGCTCTAGCCAAACATCGGGGAGGGTGTGCGGGAATGCCGTCTGGAAGATCTGCGCAGAATGCTGCCTGGAAAATTGTCGGAGCCATCGCGACAGTCGTCGCTCTCGTGGTGGTCGGGATCGCTGGCTACACGGCAATGACCAGGGAAGAGCCTGCGTATGTCGGGGCATATACCCCCACGCCACCGCCACCGTTGCCAGGGCCGCCGGCCCTGGTGCTTCCCGAGAATCCGCGAGTGCTGTTCATCGGCGACTCGTTCACCGAAGGCCACGGAGCCGACGACGAGAAGACCCGTGGGTTCGCGCCGCGACTCGCTGCGATGCGCGGATGGACGGACTTTCAGGTCAACGGCGTCGGGCTCACCGGCTTCCTTCGGCCCGGTCACGTCGAAGAAGCACAGAACACCTACAGGCAACGACTCGAACGGCTTCATCGCTCCGGCGAGTTCGTGCCCAACTTGATCGTCTTCCAGGGCGGACTCAACGACTCCCGGTACGGTTCCCTGGATCTCACGATCGAAGTGCGAGACACCCTGCTGGCCGCGAAGGAATGGTGGCCCGGCGTGCAACTCCTCGTGATCGGACCAATCACCTACCGATCATCTCTCGCCCCGATCAACGCCGCCTACAAGCGCGGAGCGCTGATCGCCGACGTTCCGTTCATTGATGCCAACAGCAAACCGATCATCCCGGAAACAGAGAACGTGAACCTCACAGTCGAGGATCGGTGGCACCCGAACGACGCGGGACACCAGCTCGTCGCCGAAACGTTGTCGACCCGGATCGACGAGCTGGTGCATCCGGCGGAATCAAACCGCTAGTCCAGCAGCTCGGGCGATCGTGTCACCGCCGAGGGCGTACCCGGCAGGGGTCGGGTGCAAGCCATCGGACGAGATCAACTCGGCGAGGTTTCCGTCCAGGAATGCCTGGTAGATGTTGATGAATCCCCACCCGAGCCGTGACGCCGCAGCGGAAAGCTCCATGACTCGTTTCACGTGTTCCTGCCCGTACGCGGTCTCGTTCGGCCACGCGGAGGTGTGCGGGTTCTGCCCGATTACGTTCACCGCGCCGTTGGGGAGTCGACCCTTCACCGCCGCCACCCACGCTTCGTACGGCGGTATCCACGTCGAGCCCGATGCCGTGTTCTCGTTGTGGGAGTCGTTGAAGATCAGCGCGGTCTGCCCATAGTCGGGTGTCTCAAGCTTCAGTCGCACCGGGTCGGTGTGGTAGCTCATGCCGGAACCACCACGGGCAGCGTTGAGCACGTACACCGTGGGTGCGCCTCCGTAGGTTGTGGCCGGGTCGCCGTAGCGTTCCCACACCTCGATCGCGGCTGGTGCGATCATCGGACCGTTCAGGCCGTCCCGAATCTGCACCTCGTAGACCTTGCCGGCGAATGAGCTTGCTACCGGCTGCCATCCCATGCCGCCGATCTCGAAAAACGAGTCGTCGGCGCTGGCATAGAGCGGTGCGGTTGCGGCGCCGCCGCCGGTGACGTTCGCGCCGAGTTGCTCCCACGTCACGCCGTCCGCCGAGGTGTAGAACTTCGCGACGAATCCTGTGCCGGGGGTGATCTCGACTGTGGCGCGCACCCAGATCTGGGAGCCTGCGGCGACCGGAACTGCGACGGTAGAGACCCGGTCGGACAGGAACGAGGTGCCGTTCTCTGAGTGGCGGATCGACAGCTTTCCGTCGGTGTACCAGCGGAAGTCGAACTGCAGGTCGTTGGTCCACGGACCGGTTGCCCCACCCTTGCGGTTGCGGGAGACGATGGACTGCGGCGTGGCCGGCGTGAGGGTGTTCGGTGCGATCAGCGCTCGGACGTCGATGACGCCGGTGCTGAACTTTGCGTTCGCGGGCACGGTGGGGATGTGCCGCAGCGAACGGGTGGTGATGATCGCATGCCGACGTCCCGCTGCATGACCGCCTTCGAGTGGCACCCACGGACCGAACCCCTGGGTGTCGTGGTTCCACAGCTTCAGCATCACGTGATGGCTGGGGAATGCCTGGGCGAGTCGGCGAGCGAAGCGGGCGATGGTCCTGTCGGTGGCCGGATCGGAGCCGTTGGATTCTCCGGTGGAGTCACCGAACGCCGAGAGCGCAGCGGACTGCCCTGCCTCGATGGCGCGCATAAACCCGCCGAACGTCGGCAGCGCGGCGGCCACGGGGCTACCTCCGGAGACGACCACGTTGCCGTTCTCGTCCACGGGCGTGCCGTTGACAGTCCGCACATAAGTGGAATCCCCGACCGCTTTTACGCGGGCGTCGATGGCCGTTCGCGCCGCGCCAGCCGCGGCGATCGTTTCCTCGGTAACTAGCCGCTTGGAGGCGGGCTGGGGCATATCAAACTCCCGTCAAGTAGGGGACACCGTCTGTGTCCAGTGAGATCGCGCCTGCGCCAAGCACGAAGTAAGGGACTCCATCGGTGTCAAGGGCGATCCCTCCGTTGGCTTGCGCTGCGGATTGTGCTGCAGCTTCAGCTGCCGCTCGAGCGTCCGCTACAGCTTGCTGCGCCTGCCCGATGACCGGCGGGTCGTAGTCGATGAAGTCGCGCACCAGCTCGTACAGGTCGACCTCGGCGACGTCCGGGATGACGACCTCGAACTCCTGCCACCCGCCGCCGGTGTCGAGCACGAGCTTTGCGGGCCCCGGATCGAGACTGTGGGTGGCGATGGCGCCGTTGCTGATTCCGATGTCGACGCGGATGCGGTCGACGACCTTGCCGTCTGCGCTGTGCCGGAGGGCGGGCGCGGAGACGGTAAGGATGCCGTCGGCGTTGCGGCCGGAGATGTCGACGACCGTGCCGGTAATGCGCGTCATCACGCCCCCATCTCATCGACGGACTGCACCAACCGATACCCGCCGGCCATCTGCAGCGTGAACGGATGATTCGGCTCATCGGTCGCGTGAGATCCGAACGTCGGGCGAGTGTCCTTCACCTGCGCGTCCTCGTCGGCGAGCAGCACGACCATCTGGCCGACCTGCCCGTACATCGGCGGCTGATGGAACAGCAGCAGGTGATCCTTGCCCTCGATGGGCGGGTCGACGCGGTAGAGGGTCGCCGGACCCGCCCATCCGCCGAGGCCGTCGGCGACCTGTAGTGCGGTAGGCATCGTTGCGCTCCTATGCGGTCGTGGTGAAGTTCAGGACGGTCGAGAAGGCGGACCAGTTGCCGTTGTCGTCGACAGCGCGCAGCTTCACCGCGTACGCCGTGGACGGGGTCAGCCCGGTCAGCGGGAAGCTGGTGGCTGCGGTGTAGCCGCGCACGACGTTGTTGACGAGCACTTCGTACTGGTCGACGCCGAAGTCGTCGGTTGACGGAGCCCAGGTGATCGTCGCCGTCGTGCCGGTGACCGCTGTCGCGGCGAGCCCGGCGGGCACTGAGGGTGGGACGACGCGGGTGTCGCTGATGCGGGTGGAGATGTAGCCGGCACCTGCAGCCCCAGCCCCGCCGTTGCCGGCGAAACCGAACGAGACGTACGAACCGCCACCGCCTCCAGGTCCCGAGGGCCAGCCCCCGTCACCCCCGCGGGCACCGTTGCCGGTTAGGTCCGCTCGCGCTCCGCCGCCCCCACCTGAGCCGACGCCGATTTTTCCTGCCGGGACACTGGCACCATTCTCCCCTTCACCAGACCCCACACCACCTTTACCGCCAGGGTCGAAGGATCCCGACGACCCACTGGTTCCATCGGCAGCACTGCCGGATCCACCGCCATTGCCGCCGCGCACCCGGTACGTGTTGTTTCCCTCACCGTATTTGCGGTCCACCGAACTTCCCCCGGTGGCCTGAGCAAGGATCGTGCCGTCCGGGGCGTAGAACGTGGTGGTCTTTCCGGTGGTGCCGTGTCCGCCGTCGCTCGTGGCCCCCGGTGCGGGTTCGCCGACGACGATGTCGATGTATGGCGGGCACTGGTCGTACGGGATGATGACCTTCTGCCAACCGCCGGACCAGCCACCGAGGCCCCCGCGGTAGGTGCCGCCCGAGCCGCCGTTGTTCGACCGGCCACCGCCGGACGCCCCGGCGATGCAGTCGAGCACGATGTCGCCGTACGCACCCGCAGGCTTCCACCAGCGGCCCGAGTATCCGAACGTCGCGATCTGCACGACGCCCAGCTCGTCGGCGAGCGTGTCGATACGATTGTCGAGACGCACCACCTCACGTTCGAGACGGGACTCGGTACCTCGGAATCGGTCCGCGAGAGCGTCGAGATTGAAGATCCCGAACGTGATGCCATCGAGGGCGTCGAGCAGATCACCGATGAAGTTGTTCACCTGCTGGATCGCGTAGTCGATGATCAAGCCAGGGATGTTGGCGGTCTGCTGCGTCCGCTCCGTATGCCCCGACGGGCGTCGGCGTGGAAGTTTCTCCATCAGTGCACATCCTCGGAAATCTCAGGCGGAGGAGGATTGATCTCCGACGGGTCCCGGTGCTGCCGCAACATCCCCACCAGGTAGCGGACGTAATCGATCGCTGCCCGGTACTTGATGCGCAGCTCGGCCAGCGACAACTTCACCGTCTCGAGCTCTTGGCGGATCTCCTCGATCCGCCGATCCCGCTCCTGCAGTTGGTCCTCGGTCCACTCCCGCATCTCGCGGGTGAACGACGACCAGTCCGCCGTCTTCTGTTCGGGGCGGCGCTGTTTCATCGCGAAGTACGCCGTGAGGAACGCTGTGACGACACCGAATAGGCCGGTGATCACCGCCCCCTGCCATGTCATTCGATCCCCTCCGGGCTCGGCACCCTGCGCTCGATGAGGGCGGTGAGAATCGCGGCGAACACCGCCATCCCCGCGAGAGTCGATCCGGTCAGCCATGACGACGGAGAGTCCAGGAAGATCCACGACATGAGGTAGCTGACGGACCACAAGGTGGTCATGCCGACGAAGACGGACATGGCGGGCACGGCGAGCCGGGTGCAGACGGTGGCACCGGCGAGGGCGATTCCGCCGGTGATCCACAGGACAGCCCAGGCGTGCATGGGGAGCCACCAGTCGACGTAGGTGAGGTAGATGGGGTTGCCGTCGGTGCTGGGCAGGTAGGCGATGCCGCGAAGAAGGGAGCACCAGGCTGCGGTGAGGAGGACGGCGATGCGCAGTTTTCGGTGCCGGGGCCGGCTGCGCCAGCTGATCTCACGCACGGATCACCGCCGGATGAACGGATCGACGTACTGCTCCCGCAGATCGTTGATGTGATCGAGGCTCGCCTGCACCTGCGGCTGCACACGCTGTGCGACTCGCTCGAACCCGACCTCGACGGCTTGCTCGATCTTCTGCTCCTGCGCGGGCGAGGTGCGGTCGACGAAGAATCCGGCGAGGAAGTTGCCGAGAGTGGTCAGCACCAGCGTGGCGTACCCGAGATACTCGGCCGATTCGCTCTCGGTGATCAGGCCGGCGCCCACGGCGATCGCGCCGAGAATGGTCAGAATGCCGTAGATCGCCTGGCGGATAGCCGGGTAGTTCTTCGCGATGTTCTTCACTTCTTCTCCCCGAGGATGCGGTCGAGCTTGGATTCGATGCGGTCGAGCTGTGCGCGCTCGCAGACCTGCCGGGCCGCGACGGTCTGCAGGAGCGCCACGAGAGAACGCCCTACCTCATCGGGGACGTCGGCGTACTCGGGGCGGATGTCGAAGCCGTCGAACACGGTTTCGTTCCAGATGTCGCACCAGATGTCGTAGGGCCACGGCTCGTCCGGGGTGCGGGTCGACGGGTTGACGTTCTGCGGACGCTGAATCGGACGCAGTCGGCCCGGCTGCGGATGTAGCTGCCCGGCTCCCTGCTCGACGATGTCTGCCATGGGTTCCCCCTTGGGTTGGGCGCTGCCGAACAGCGCGCGAAGCTCGTTCTCGGCACCTCGGAAGGCGTTGACGTCGATCGATTGGCCGGCGACCTGGCCGCGTTCGGAGAACTGCAGGAGCACGACGGGCGGTGCGCCGGTGTGGAACTCGGCCCATCCGGCGTGTCCGTCGCCCGGGTAGAGGACGGAGGCGTAGCCGGTTCCGTTCACGTAGTGGCTGTTCCAGATCGGCGGGGTGCCGTCCAGTCGGGGTGCGCCCATGTGGCCGGTCCAGTACCAGCGAGGTAGATAGTTCGCGAACACGCGCATCCCGCGCTCTTCGATGGCCCGGATGAGGGCCTTCATATTGTCGATGGAGCCGCGGTTTCTGGTGTCCTCGTAGTCGAGCTGCACCGGAATGCTCGGGTCGCCAAGGTGTGCGAGGAGAGCGTCGGCCTGGCGGTTCACGTCGACGTTGTTGCGTGCGAAGTGGTATCCACCGAACAGGCCCGGGAAGTGCTCGCGCATCTGGTCGCGGGCGCGGGGCCAGTACGGGTCGCGGTAGCCGTCCCCCTCGGTGACCTTGTGGGTGGCGAAGACAAATCCTTCTCGCTTGGCCGCGGCGAAGTCGAAATTACCCTGGTGATTTGAAATGTCGATGCCGTAGAGGGTCATCGGTTTCCCTTCGGCGGGACGAGTTGCGCGAACCCTTCCCGCACGTAGTCGGAGTAACCCTCATGCTGCGCACTGGGCGCCGGCGCCGGGTGCGCCTCGCCGGGAAACAGCGCCCCGGCAAGGAGAGGGAGAGGATCGAGACGGTTCGGACCCGGCGGTGACCACACAGCCCGATGCCACTCGAGGTGCAGATGCGGAGCGACACCGCCGTTCGTGCGGGAGTCCGGGTTGATGTGCCCGATCCGCTGGCCTGCTTCGACTCGCTGGCCGTAGCGGACCTCGGGGATGATGTGCCCGTACACGGTGGTGCCCGAGCCGTCTTCGGTCGGGTGGTCGATCACCACCCACTGTCCGAATCCGGATGCGGGTCCGACGTTGGTGACGGTGCCGCCCTGGACTGCGTAAATGGGCAGTCCACCGGAGCCGCCGTCCCATCCGAAGTCGACACCCCAGTGGGTTGTGCCCCATCGGGCGCCGAATCCGGACGTGACGATGTGGCCGCGTTTGAGCGGCCAATATCGGGGAGCCATGGTTCTCCTAGACGCTGTTGGCGATGCCGCGGAAGATGCCCGCGTAGTTCTGCAGGTGCGCGAACACGCGCTCCCACCCGTCCTTGGTGCGGTCCTGCCCGAGGGTCACCGTCTCGACCATCCGGCCATCACCCGCATCGACGACCTTCACATTCGAGATCCACTGCTCCACCGTGGTGCCCCGGTCCCACAGCGTGACGATGTCGCCGACCTGGAAGCGGCGGCCGGTGCCGTCATCCACGCCCATGGAGTAGCCACGCCCGTCCGGAGTGCCCGAGGACAGCTGGATCTTCACCGCGTCCGAACCGGAGTTCTCCTTGAGAGTGGCCTGCCCGTTCGCCCAGGCGTCGAGCGACCACGCCGCGGTGTTGTCGCCGAACTTCTCCCCCAGGCCGTGCTCGCCGAGGTCGTCCTCGAGGTCCGGATCCCAGAACTGCTGGAAGGCGAAGAACACGTCGTCGAACAGGTCGCCGACGAGGATCGTTCCGAGGTTCAGTCCTGGGAACAGGGCATTGAGCAGGAGTTGCAGTGCGAAGTTGGCTCCCCACTCGATGACTGAGTTCAAAATCTCGGGCGCCTTGCCGCCGATCAGGACCTTGTGGGCGGTGGCGTGCGCGACATCCCGCTCGTAGTACTCGACCTGTGTCGAGTCGATGCGGAACTGGATCTTGCGCATGTCCCGCTTGGCGTGGGTGTCGAAGACGTACCCGGAGCGGGTCATCTTGTTCCACTTGGACGGGTCGGACAGTCCGAGGATGTTGCCCGGGTTGGTGAAGTTCAGGAAGTTGTCCGACGTGTAGTCGATGACGGACTGCAGCTGCGCGAGCGTGTCGGTGTTGAACACCGTCGGCGAGGGCTTGCCGTCCGCTACGGACCATAGGTGGCAGGACAGGCCGATTTCCTGCATCTGCACCGTCTGCTCGAACAGCTCGTCGAGCGGTGTCGCCCGGGCCTGCAGCACGCACATCTCGTCGAGGGTGTCGGCGACGATGTCGAGCAGGTCGTCGAGCGTGTCGATGTCGTCCAGGTCCGGCAGCTCCGGCACCGTCCGGCGGACCGGGAGTTTGCCGTAGACCGGTTTGCGGAGGCGGGTCATCACCTCGGCGAGGTACAGCTTGAACACCATGTCGGGCGGGCCCCACTTGACGTTCTGCTTACCGGTGAGGTTGATCTGGAACTCCGGCGGGAGCAGGTTGTTCACCCACACGAGCCCGGACATCAGCCACACCAGATTCGAAATGCAGGTGAGGGTGATGACCTCGCGGCCCGGCTTGCCCTTCACGTTCGCGCGCATCACGCGCCCGTCCCACGGGATGCCGTTGCGTGTCGTGCGGACGTGGATCACCTTGCGCCGGCACTGCACCAGATACCCGGCCATCGGATGATCGCCGGTGATGCGGATGGTCGCGTTCGTGGGCAGGTTCCAGTCCCACTCGAACTCGGCGTTCATGTAGCCGCCGAGCGGGCGCCATGCGGTCGCCATCGGATTGCCGATCTCGATGTCGAACCCGACCGGAGCGTCGACGCTGGGGCGCGCATAGCCCGGCTCGTACACGACGGTCATAGGGCCGCCCAGTGCAATTGAGGCACGGTGATCTCCACCTTCGTCGCTGAGGATGTGCCGGAGCCGGTGATGGTGATCGGCACGGTTCGTCGGCCGGCGGGGATCTGCTTGTACCAGCGGCGCCCGATCCACGACCGGTCCGCTCCGGTGCTGTCGTTGATCTGGAACCAGTCCGGGTCGGTCTCGATGGTCCAGCGATCCCCCGCCGCGATCGTCGGCAGCGGCACCGCTTCGCCCATCCATCCGATCGTCGGCAGCGTGATCGGGCCGGTGATGACGATGTGCGGCCACACCGGCTCGTCGGACTCGGTCTCGACCGTGGCCGTGGCGAACCCACCCGGGGTGAAGGTGCGCTCCACCGGCCGGCGCCGCCACCACGACTCATCGGAGCGCAGCACGACCGGCTCCGACAGGATCACCCCGGCGTCCTGCATCAGGGTCAGGTTCGGTGGTGCGAGAACACTTCCGAGGCGGATGTCCTGGAAGCGATCCCCACCGAAGTCGGTGATCGTGTGGAACCGTCCGATCTGCTTGCCGCGGCCGAGGGAATGCCGCCACTTGCGCAGCAGCTCCACCGCCCCAACTCCCGGAGTAACGGGCCCGATCTTCACGTCGAGTCCGACGAAGTTTGGATCATCCATCCGATCGCGCATCGTCACTCCGGCCTGGCCGACGTTCTTCTGGTCGTCGAACTGGAAGGCGGCGCCCTCGAGTCCGGTCGGGTCGGTGCGAAGCGAGAGCGGGCAGGCGGGGTTGTTGAACTCCCACACCTGCCCGTTCCAGCATTCGAGGACGTACCGCCGCGCCATCTACAAACCTCGCTTCGTGATTTCGATCTGCGCTGTGCGGGATCCGCTGTCGATGTCCACCTGCACCTGCACCGGCTCGGGGTTGGCGGCGGCCTCGCGGATCTTCTCGAGCTGCTCGGTGATCTGATCCGCCCACTGCCCGAACGCCTTCTCCAGGCCGGGATGGGAGTTGGCGCCGGTGTCGAACTGGCCGGTGAAGTTGCCGTCCGCGTCGAACCCGGACGCCAGGGCGAATGCGCCACCGATACCGAGGGCGGCGAGGTTGTACATCGTCGCTCGGCGTTTGTTCGGGGACATGTTCGCCCAGCCCTCCCCGGTGAGGGGCACGTCGAAGGTGGCGTCGCCGTCTCCGAGGTAGCCGCCGAAGCCGGTGAGGCCGCCGTTCTCCATCGGCACCAGCTCGAACCCGAACCGGTGGGCGACCTCGCGGGTCAGCCCCACCGAGCGGCCCCGCTTCGCAGGAGCGAGCGGGATGTACGCCTCCCCGCCTGTGCCCTTCTCGGCGTAGCGGATGAGGTCTGCGCCGTCCGAGGCGATGTGTGCGTCCCGGAATCCGCCCTGATCGAACGCCCGGATCGACGCCGACCAGATCGGCTTACGCTCCTCCGCCTTCTCTGCGGTCTTTCCGCCGAGACTGTCGGGCCAGTTGGTGACGAACACCCGCTGGCCGTCCGTGGACATCGCCACCCCGGTCGAGGTGGAGCCCTTCACGCGCGGCGACTTCCTGCCATTCAGGTCGTCGACAAGGTCCTGCTCACTGAACCGCTCAATCTCCTCACGCGGAGGATTGCCCGCGGCGGAGGCGCCGGGCCAGTGGTAGACGTAAGGGAAGTCCAACGGACTGTCCGCGGTGCGCCCGTACTGGATGCCGTTCGACCCGTCCGACTCGATGTTCGTGCCGTACAGGTAGCCGGACATGTGTCCGTTCTCCCCGGAGCCCTTGTTCGTGCCGATCGAGAACCCGTCCGGGTCGAATCCGGGAACCCATCCCATGCCTTCGAAGTCGGAGTCGGTGGTGAACCGGACGCTCTGCCCGGTGCCGGCGTTGAATACCGCGGACAGGTAACCGGAGCAGTCGAGACCGCCGTAGATGTACGGCTGCCCGTCGTGCGCCATCGCCTTACTGACCGCGGCCTGGGCATCGAATCCGCCTTCGTTGATGCCACCGTCGGCCATGTGCAGGATGTCGTCGAGTTTGAGCAGCCCGAACCCCATGCGCTTCGCGGTCTCGGCGAGGATCCGCTCCGACCGCGCGCGCTTCGACGGGGCGCCCGGGATGTACGCCTCCCACCCGGTCTCCCCTTCGGCGTACCGAACAGGCCCGAGTGGGGTGCTGGTGAGGGTGCCGTTCCCGCGCCCGGGCGCGATGTGCGCCTGGTCGAGGGAGCCGTTCGCGCGCTCCCGCACACCGCCGTCGGCGAAGTTGCCGCCGTTCGGGTCGTAGACCGGCCCGGCCACATCCGGCGACACCCCGAGGGCACGGCGTCGAGCCTGGATCTCGACGTACATGTTCACGGACTTGCCGTCGTTGTTGATGATGAAGTTGTCGATCGCGTTCTGGCCGTCGCTGGTATCCGCGGTGACGAGCACCGTGCCGTCCGGCAGGGTCTCCACCTTCACGCCGAGGGATTGCAGGCGATCCATTGCGTCCTGGGTGAGCGCCTCGGTGTGGATGGTCTTGTCGTCCGGGACGTCGATCACCTTGCCCTTGAGGACGTCGAGGGCGTATTGCGCCTCCGGCATGCCGGGCTGGTTGATCTGGGTGTTCACGAGCCCGGGGACGAGCCCGTAGCTGTCGACGAGGGCGAGGGCTTCCTTGTTCGTCAGCCCCATCTGCATTGCCTGCTGGATCAGCTGGTCCCGGTTCGCCCGGTACTGCCCCGTCAGCTCCTCGACCGTGGCACCCGCCTCGAGGCCGGTACGCACCTGCGCCTCGAACGCTGCCGGCATCCCCATGAGGGTGTCGTGCATCTGCTTCTGAGCCCAGTTCGCCTGGTCGAGCTTGCCGTTCCAGTTCTCGATCTTGAAGGCCGTCCCATCGGCAGCGACACCGAACGAGGCGATCGAATTGTTGACCTTCTGGATCTCGTCATTGAAGGCGGCCGAGAGCTTCAGGTTCCCGGCGAACTCGTTGAACCGTTCCTGCCCGACCCCGAGCGCGGGGATGAGCTTGGTGTCGATGGCATCGGCGCCGGCGTTCATCGCCTCCGAGATCGACTCGCCACTATTGCGAGCGGTGTCGGCGAACTTCGCGATGTCGCCTGCCATGTCCCCGAAGTCGGGCATTCCGGGGATGAGTTCATCGAACGGCCCCATGAAGGCGTCGAGTCCGGCGACCATCCCAGCGATCGCCTCGAGGAATGAGGCCGCCATCTGCGAGCCCGCCTGGGCGAACTCGCCGAGCCCGCGCATGCCGCCGGAGACGAACTGCAGGACCTTCTCCGCGGCGTCGAAGGCGGTGTTGCCGACGTCGATGAAGAACTGGATGACACCGGCCCGGTTGTTGGAGACGGTGTCGGCGAACTGCTGGATGTACGGACCGAAGGCTTCGGCGAGTGCCGCCTTGAGTCCGTCGGCCGCCATCTCGATCGACCGCATGGCGCCCTCGACGGAGGTAGCGGCGTTGTTGCCCATCACGCCGATCGCGGTCTTCGCGGCGCCCTCCACCTCACCGAACTTGCGCTTGGCCTCCGAGGGGTCCCACTGGGTGAACGCGCCGATGAAGTCACCAGCAGTGTCGCCGAGGAGAGCCATCGCCGCGGTGTTGCGCTCGACCGGATCCTCGATCTCCCGGATGGCATCGAAGGCTTGATCGAAGGCGTCCTCGGCGTCCTCACCGCCACGCTTGAACGCCTCGTACATCTCGGTGCCGTTCAAGCCGATACCGTTCAGCGCCTCGACGATCGTGTCGCCTTCCTCGGAGACCCGCCGACCGAACTCGCGGATGGCGTCCGCAGCACGGTCGGTGTTGTCCACGCCGAGGTCCATCGACTGATCGATCAGGGCGAGTGCGGTCTGTGCAGACAGGCCGGTGTTCGCCCAGCCCGCCGCGTACTCGGACAGGGAGTCGATGAGGTCGCCCTGCCGGTCGAGTCCAGCCTGGGAGGCGGCGACGATCAGGTCGGAGGCTTCGTCGAAGTTCTCGACCAACCCGGCGTTGACGAGCCCACCGATCGCGCGGGCCACCTCTGCCGATTCGGTTTCGGCGATGTCGGCGATGCCCTGCAGCGTCTGGATGATGTGTTCGGCGTCGCGCTGTGTCGCCCCGGGGTCGAGGAGTCCGAAGTGTAGGGCAGTCTTGGCGGTGGCCAGGTTCTGTTCGACGGACTCGCCGAACACGTTGGCGTACGCCTCGCCTGCTGCCTGCGCGAACTTGCGTGCCTGCGCGGTTGTTACGCCGGTCTGCGCCTGGAACAGGTCCCGCTGTAGTTCGGCTTCCATGCCGTCTTTGATCGCCCCGGCCAGGGCGGCGCCGGCGGCGAGACCGATAGCCGCGACGCCGATAAGTGAGCCTGCGATCGGACCGGCTTTGGAGCCGAGGTTGCCGATGGCGTCCGAGAATCCGGATAGGAAGTTTCCGCCGCCTTGCTGGCCTGCGGGCCCGCCGCCTTGTCCGGCCTGTCGGTAGAGGTCGTCGAGCTCGTTCTGCGCGGCCCGCAGATCCTCCTGCAGGCGGTTGCCGAGCTCGATATCGTCCATGGCCCCGGCAGCCTGGCGTGCAGCCGCCCGGATCTGCTCGATCTCGCCCGCTGCCCTCCGCGCCTCGCTCAGGAGGTTGGAGTTCATGACGATGTCGTCGACGGACTGGTCGGCGCGCTGGGCGTTGCGCTCGAGCTCACGGATCTGCTCGGAGATGCGGCGTGCTTCCCGCTCGAGCTGGTCGTTGATCTCGACAGCTTGGGCGGCCTGGCCTGCGCGCTGGGCGGCGCGGGTGATGTCCTGGAAGCTGTTCGAGATCCGCTGAGTAGCCTGCCGGGACTGCTGTTCAGAGCGTTGCGTGCCCTGGATGAATCGGGAGTCGTCGAGGGTGAGGCGGGCGACCAGCTCGCCGACGTCCAATGCCACGGGGCTACTCCTTCGGTTGCTGCTTTCGTGCGCTACGTCGCGCCTTCTCGAGGCGCCCGAGCTGCTCGGAGACCTGTTCGAGGTCGACCATTCGGCCGAGGTGAGCCATTGCCCAGTGGATTTCGGCCATGTCCGGGGAGAACCCGAAGTGCAGGATGGTGGTGCGGCCGGCGTGCAGGATCATCGGCCACGGGATGCCGTCGGCGACCATCTGATCGAAGGCGGGGCCGAGGGCCTTGATGGCCTGGTCGGTCTGCTCGATCGGCGGCAGCCCCTCCGCTGTGACCTGCTCGCGCATCTTCTTCGCGGTCTCGTAGTCCGGTGCCGGGACGGTGTACTGCTTGCCGCGGATCGGCAGGTGCAGGTCGGGGTCGAACCCGGTTTCGGTGAGGTCCTTGAGCGCCACTCACACGCCTTTCAGGAGAGCCTTGTGCAGGCGGGAGGATGGTTCGGCGGCGAGACTTTCGATGCGCAGTCGCAGCCATCGCCACGAGCGGACCTGCAGGACGCCGGATTCGATGTCGATGCCGAGGTCCTGCAGGTCGAGCTCGAGGAGGTTCCAGTGATGCAGGCAGTCGGTGACCGTGCGTTCGACCCGGGCCGGTTTCAGCTTCTCGGGTTCGACGCGGTACCACTCGCGCAGGCCGGTGGCGGGGTCGTACGGGCCACCGCCAGGATCATCCGGTCCGTAGGTGCCGGGCGCCGAAAGATCATTCGGATCCGCTCCCCCATCCGTGCCTGCTTCGGGGATGGGGGTATCGGATTTCCCGGCGCACCGCCGGAGTTCCACAGGGCCGAGCCTGCTGTTTCGGAGTGCCCGAACCACAGCATGGCGGTGCGGGCAGCGTGCACGATGGTGGGCCATCCGATCTGGTCGTCGACCATCTGCTGGTAGGTGTCGCCGAGCATGAGCAGGATCTCGGCGCGTTCCTCCTCGTCGGAGAGCACCGTGCCGGAGGCGATGAGGCGGTGCAGGCGTAGTCCTTGCCAGGCGCTGCAGGAGATCCGGTAGTCCTTGCCTGCGATGGGCAGGTGTAGGTCGGGGTCCATGAGCGCGTCGAGGTCCTGCACCTATGCCTCCTCTTCGGGGTCGGGCCCGTCGGCAATCGTGTCGTCGTCGACCGCCTCGACCCCGGCCACTGTGGTGGGTGGCTCGGGGTCGAGGTCAGTGGTGGTGACGTATGCCGCCGGGCCGACTAAGGGGTCGCCGGGGCGGGCTTGGTGATCTCTTCCGGCTTACCGTTGCCGATGAGCTGGAAGGAGAACTCCTGCAGGGCGTTGGGGTCGCCGGCTGCGGTGTCCGTCCAGATCACCGGGCCCTGGCCCTGGTAGGCGTCGGGCAGCTCGTCGCGCCGGTAGATCTGGAACTCGACCATGTTGTCGATGCCGGTGCGGCGGCCCTTGCGGCGCAGCAGGTTCTGCCCGGGATCGTCGACGAAGCCGGTGGTGTTCTCGCCCTTGCGCTTGCCGGAGCCTTCCACGCGCCAGTTGAGGCCGGTGACGACCTGGGCGCCGAAGCCTTCGCCGTCGATGTCGGAGGCGTCCTGGGCGGCGCCTTCGAAGATCGGCGAGACCGAGGACAGGCCGCGCACGAACAGCCAGTCCTCGTCGGCGTCGCCGACCTCGCGGACGCGCAGCACCCAGTCGCGGGCGAGTGCGGTCGCGAGGCTGGAGCTGTTCGGGGGTGCTGCTACCGGGTTGGTGGGTGCAGTCATGGTGTCGTCCTCCTAGGACGGATTGAGGGTGATGACGTACGAGTCGGGACGAGTCCAGCGGCCGGACGCATCGGGATCACGCGGGGCGCGGACGGTGCGGCGGCACAGCAGGACGCGGACACTTCCCCACGTCGCGTGGGTGGTGTCGTGGAGCGCGTCGAACAGGCTGTCCATGAGGTCGTCGACGGCTCGGGGGTCGCGGCCTGCCACGCGTCCCCGGATCTGGATGTAGATGTCGGGGTTGTGGTCGTCGCGGCTGCGGTCGTCGTTGTACGTGTTGATGACGAGGGCGTCGTCGGGCTTATCCGGCATCGCGCCGAAGAAGACCGCGGGTGGCCCGGTGCCGGTGTAGACGCCGGTCGGTGTGTAGCGGGCGAGACCGAGTGCGGCGAGGTGCTGGGCGAGGGCCGCCTCGACCGCGGTGGTTGCCGGTGCGCGAGCGGTCGTCATTCGTCCTCCGGGGTGTCGAGCACCATGGGGGCGATGAGGTGGGCCTTCGCGAACTCGAGTAGGCCGAGGGTTTCGATCATCATCAGTGGCTCACCATCGGGCCTGCAGGAGTCGACCTGAATGCCGTCGCGGCCGTCTTGGTCGATCGTGCGGGTGATGGTGATCCGCGATATCTCCATTTCGGACTCGCTCACAGTGCGCTCCTGATTGCCTGGGCGATGACCTGCCCGACCTCCTGCCGCTTGGCGATGCAGGCGTTCTCGAGGAACTTCGCCTCACCGTCCACGTGCACGAACCCGAGGCCTTCGTGCTGCGCCACCGCGTACGGCAGCGAGTAGAACACCGCCGCCTCACCGTCACCGGACGCCGTGGAGCAGTCGTTGCGCAGTGCCCCGGTTTCCTTCGGCGTCCGCTCGATGGACTCCTGCTTGATGACCTCGGCGGCGTCGTCGAGGCCCCGCTGTGCTGCGGCGCGAATGGCCGCCATGTTGAAGTTCAGGGACACGACACCTCCTACGTGAGGTCGATGGAGTAGAAGTTCGGCGTACGTCCCAGCCCGTCGTGGTGCAGCTGCTCGGCGAGCACCTCGCACTCGCGGCCTCCGAACTCCGCTGGCAGGGTCACCAGCGAGCCCGGAGGGATCAGTGGCGTGGTTGCCGGCATGGAGACGCGGGCTTCGGAGATCACCTCGGAGCCGTCCGGTGCGAGCACCTTCTTGCGTTTCGCGGTGATCTTGCCCTTCACCGTGACCGGCGGATCGAACGCAGGCCCGTACGGCCCGTCCCCGCTCTTGCGTTGCACGGTGACCGGCCACTGCCACCACACCGCCAGCGGATCGCTCACCACGACCGAACCAGGTTCGATGCGAGCCCGGCCCGTTTCAGGATCCGCAGCGCCGACGGCACTAGCGCCGAGGTGCTCGCGGCCTTCGCGGCTGCGATCTCCCCGGCATTGGTGGACACCGACGCGCCATCGATCGAGGAGGCGGTCACCACCTCGTCCATTCCGACCGCACCCGCTGTGGGGTCGATGCTGTGCGCGGCCCAGAAGCGAGCCTGCTCACACGCGGCTTCCCGGAACGCATCCCGCACGGCACTGCCGGAGGGCAGGCCGGTTGGGGTGGTGTCGTAGACGTCGGCTTCGGTGGCGTCGGCGACGAGTCCGGATGCTTCGCGCAGCAGGATCTCGGCGTTGTGCGGTGCCGGCGCGTTCGCCCACTCGGTGTAGTCGGTGGGGGTGGCGTAGATCAGCACGGGGCCTCCTGGATGGAATGGCGGTCGGTGCGCAGGGCGCGCTGCTGCAAGGGCCGAAAGGAACCCGGCGTGGAAACCCTCAAGCGGCCTTCGTATGCGTACTCAATGTCGCTCTGCCGGGACACACGTTTGACGCACCGACCACCAAGCTCTCAATCCGGGTGGGCCGGATTCGCTTCCTCGGTTGCCGTCGCCGACTCGTAGTCGGTTTCCTCGACGTTCGGCGGGGACACGGCACGCTCGACCGCGGCGAGGATGTCGGCCTTCTTCTCGGCGTCACCGAGATCGATGCCCTTGTCCTTCGCGTACTTGCGCAGCTGCGCGACGGTGAGGTCGGCGAGGTTGTCCGCGGGCTCCTGCGTGCCCCCGGGCTCGTCGGCCTGGGTGCCGCCGACGCCGTAGCCGTGGCGACGGAAGTAGGCTAGGGCGCCCTCATTGTCGGTCTCGCCCTTGCCGTCGGTGAACTGGACGCCGGCGACGGTACCGGTGAACCCCTCGACGGGGGTGGTGATCTTCGTGCTCATCACGCCACCTTGATGTTGCGCAGCACTGCGGCTGCTCGGGTCTGCTTGAGGGCGACACCGACGGGGCCGAGCTCGACCTCGCCCTTCTTCACCGCACCGGCGGTGGAGAAGTCCGGCAGCCACGTCTGCACCAGCTGGCCGCCGACGGTGGAGACACCGTGGAAGCCGTCGAGGCCGATGCGCACCGCATACAGGTCCGTGAGGCCCGTGGTGGCGGTGCCACCGACGGTGCGGGACTCGATCGGGATGATGTCGTCGTTCGTGCCGGCCTTCTTGCCGGTGTCGGCGAGGATGATGCCGCCGTAGGTCTCCCGGTTGATCGGGCGACCACCGGGACCGATCAGGCCCTCGACGGGATCCTTGGTGTACATGCCTGCGCGGCGCACCGCAGCACGCACGCGGGCGAGCGCGCGGGCGTTGCCGAACACGATCGACGGGGATCCGTCGAGCAGGGCGAGCCACTCGTCGATCAGGTCGAGGGCCTTGTACTCGGCGCGGGTGTTGGTGTCGAAGTCGGTCCAGTCGGTGACGGTGCCGGCGTTCATCTCCGTGGTGGAGCCGGTGAGCGCCTTGTCGAGGCCGTCGAAGCCGTTGGCGTCGGTCGCGACGTCGCCATTGATGACCTCGTCCTGGAACTTCGTCGAGGCCGCCTTGACCTTCTGGGCGATGTTCAGGGCGACGTTCGACGATGCGGCGGGGCCGAGCTTGGCGAGGACGCGGTCTACCTCGAACGAGCCACCGAGGACGGCGAGCGTGACGCTCTTCTTCTCGGTGGTGACGTTCTGCGGCGTGTACTCGGTGTTGTACGCGCGGAATGCGGCGGTGGGCTGGGTGACCAGGCGCCGGTAGCCGTAGTCGAGCGTGCCGCCACCGGTGGGGCTGACGGCGTCGTCGAAGACGAGGGCGTCGAGGATGGCGGATTCCTTGCGGAACTCGTCGATGACGGCGGGGTCGTAGTCCTCCGTCGCGTTGTTCTTCGATTCGGCGAGGGAAATCGCCATGGGATGCCTCCTGGGCTAGTTGCTGTAGTGGGCGCCGATAGCGCCGTCGAGGGTGGACGGTTTCGGCTTGGGGCGTTCGCCTCCGACGCCGTTGCCGGAGCGGCCTGCGCTCTTGCTGTTGGCGTTGGTCGCTGCGAGGCGCTTGGCGAGGGCGTCGACCTTGTCGGCGGGGACGCCGGCGAGGAGCTCGAGGTCCTTGTCGTCGGTCAGGCCGTGCTTGCGCGCGGCGCGTTCGACGGCGAGCTGCGCCTCGATGGCCTCGCGGGCCTTCTTCTCGGCGTCGCGCTCGGCTTCGGCGCGTTGCTTCTCGTCGAGCTTGGCGAGGCGTTCCTTCTCCTTCGCCTTGTCGATCTCGGCGAGCTTCTTCTCGGCGGCTTTGCGTGCGGCGCGTTCGGCTTCGAGTGCCTTCTTGCCGCCTTCGCCGAGCTTCTCTTCGTCGCCGTCACCGTCATTGGTGTCGGTGTCGGCGTCGTTGCCCTTGTCTGCTCCGTCGTCCGTCTCGCCCTGGTCGACCTTGCCGCCGTCTCCGTCGTGCCCCTCGTCGTCGCGGCGGGGGTGCATTCGGTGGGGCCAGCGGCCCGTGGTGGCGAAGGGGTCGAGGCCGTATCCGGCTCCGACGATCAGTGCGAGTGCGGTGGTGTGGCGCATGGGTGGGCTCCTTCGGTGTGCAGCGTCGCGCTGCGTGTTCGCCCGGGCACCGTCGCGGTGTCGGGGTGTCCGCCCAGGGGCGGAAGTCTGTGGGTTAGCGGGCGCGGTTGATCTGCTCGCGGCGTGGACGGCGGACGAGGCCGTGCTGATCGACGTGCTGCTGGATCGCTTCGCGCTGGGCGCGGAGGCGGGCATTCGCCTCCCGTTTGGCCTGTGGGGTGATCGCAGTAGCGGCGCGGTTCTTGGTCTCGCGAATGGCGCGTTCCATCGCCCGCTGCTTCTGGGTGGCGGCATAGCCTTCGGGGTCCGGCTTCGTCGTGAACGTCCGGGATGCGCCCGGCACGAACCGGGACAGGGCGTGCCCACAGCCAGGATGGCGGAAGCCCTTGGAGATGGCGTCCTGCATCGTGGCTTTGATGCGCACCCGGATCGGCCGTCCGGTCGTCGCGGACTCGACCGTGATCGTGCCTGTGCGGCCGTCCAGGGAGAGAACCTGGCCCTCGAACGGCTGGCATTGCGGTGCCGGGTTCGAGTGCGACGAGACGACCATGAGCGTGTGGCCGTGCTCGAGGGCCCGTTCGATGTGAGCCTCGCGCATAGCCTCGTTCACCACGGTGCGCGAGAGCATTTCGACGTAGCTGGTGAGCGACCAGTTCCTGCCTGCACGGTCCCGGAAGCCGGTGATGCCACGCTTGGTGAGGATGTCGAGGGCCTGCTGTGCCGCATCCAACCGCGTCCCGGTCGCCGTCGGCGCACCGAGAATCCCGCCCGTCGGCCGTCCTGGGCGCGGGATCTCGCGGTTGCGGACCTGCACCTCCGTCACCACCTGCGAATACAGGGCTCCTGCGTTCGCGGGGAGGGCCTGTGTCGCTCGGGCCAGGGTGGACCATGCCTGCTGCGTCTGCGCGACAGTGCGGGCAGTGCTGCGCCGGCGTGCTGCTGGCGCCCCGACCGCGCCAGCAGCACCGACCGCGGTAGCCGTCGGCGTGCGGTCCGTCTCGGATTCGTCAGTGTCGGCATCGGCGGCCTCCTCGCCGAGTTCGGCTGCGTCCTGCACGGCCTGCTCGAGGAGCCGCGGCATTCGTTCCTGCAGTCGGCGTGCAAGTTGTTCGGCGTGCTGTCGGAACAGGAGCTGCTGTTCGGTTTGGGTGGTGAGCCAGTCGTCGGTGTCGATCCCCTTGGCGATGGCCTGGGCCATGGCGGTGAGGAGTTCGAGTTCGGCGGCTGTGTAGAGGGCGATGAGTTCGTCGGGGATGTTGCGGGCGTCTTCGGGGTCGAGTGCCACCTGCTACACCTCCTCGGATTATTCCTCGACGGGCTCGTACGTCGCTTCGAAGATGTCCGGCTTACAGGGATAGAACTCGCCCTTGACGCCGCGGATGATCCAGTCGCCGATGTCGGCGCGCATCTGCCCTTCGAGCGTCGGGACTATCAGCCGTTCAAGCCACCGTGGATCGCCGCCACCCGTGCTGGTCGCGGTGCACTCGATAACGAAGGTGTCGAGGCCGCCCCACTCCTGTAGCTCAGCGAATCGTTCAGCCGTGCCGTCCCATTGCCTCGCCTCGATCTCAACGGGCTTCTTGCGGTACCGCTCCATCGCTTTCCTCCTCGGTCTCCCGCTCCTCGTCGGGCTGTTCTTCGCCGGCAGGTTGACCATCGAACGGCGGTGCGTCGCCACCGAACACCGGAGTCTCCACCGTGTTCGCATCCTCGATCGCGTCGACCTCGTCGTCGATCTGCTCCTCCGTCCAGTCCTGATGCAGGTAACGGACCTTGGTGCGCGTCGAGGCGGCCTTCGCGACCTCCCAGGCCTGCACCGTCTGCGCGCGGGCGATGTCGGACTCCTGCGCGAATGGCGGCCAATCGATCGACAACTCCTCGGACGGTGCAACACCGAGTCCGGGGAACTTCGCGGCGTCGATCCGCAGTGCCGCGGTGGTGAGGTGCTGCAGCGCGGTCCCGAAGTAGCGGGCCTTGCCCTCGGTGGTGAGGACCGTCCACTCCTTCTTTCCGGCTGCCTCGGTGGCGGTCTGGGCGACCTCGTCGGACATGCCGAACGACACGGGGCTGTATCCGGTGCGGCGCAGCACCTCCCGCAGCAGGATCTCCCCTGCCTGGTCGTGCTCGAGGACGCGCATGGCGGGCTGGTAGGGCTGGAAGATCGAGCCCATGTCGCCGTCCTTGCCCATCATCTGTCCGACCTGGGTGAACATCTCCTGCTCCTCGGGGAGGTACAGGCCGGCGCCGGGGCCGCGGTTCTGCAGCACCGACGAGGAGGCGAACACCTTCATCTGGGCGAGCCGGATGTCCCGCATCAACGAGCTGTAGATGCGGTCGATCTGGTGGTAGAGCGGGATGATGTCGACGGCGATGTCGGAGCCGCCGAGGTTGCACAGCTTCGGGTCGTTGTCCCACTCCGGGTTCGGGAGTTTGTTCGGGACGTAGTCGACAGCGAGGACGTCGGCGCCGAGGTCGACGTACGAGTAGCCGTCGGTGTCGAGATCGACCGGGATGTTCTGTGTCGCCTCGTGGTCGGCGAGAGGCCGGAGTTGCCCAAGGTTGTGCGGGGTGCCGAGGTACAGCTCGTGGACGATGCGGCCACGTTCGTAGCGTTCCATGTGCCGCCACACCGTGCGCGGATCGTCGGACTCGAGCTCGGTGAAGAACGTGACCGAGCGGAGCCTGCCGCGTTGCCAGTCGGGGATGGCGTAGTCGGGGGCGATCCATTCGATCCAGGTGCCGTCCTGGATGTCCTCATCCCACACAACCCGCCCGTACACACCCGAGAGGGCCGAAGCCTTCTCGCCGGCGGTGTACAGGGCGGAGTGGAAGCGGGGGACGTTGAACAGGTCGTCGACGCGGGCCTGCACGGTGTCGAACTCGTCGTCGGCGGCGAGGATCGTCGGGGGCTTCGCGAACAGGGACACCGCGGACAACTGCGCGATGTCCGCTGCGATGGGGGCGTGCAGGCGCCGAGGCGCGTCACCGGTGGTGGTGTTGCCTTTACCCCAGAACGCGTCCCACGCGGCGCGTAGGCCCTTGCTCTGTTGGCCGGAGGGTGAGGTGCGGCCGGCGCCGCCGTAGAACTTGTCGAGCTTGTCGGGGTCGCCTTCCCACCAGACGCGGCATTCGTCGACTCGGGCGGTGACCTTCGCCAGTTCTGGGGGCGGCCATGCAACGCCGGGTCGGATGCTGCTCACGCGGCGGCCTCACTCTCTTCTGTTCGATCGTCGGTCGGTCGTGCGGTGTGCACATTCGGCAGATAGGGCTGCCAGAACGGGCGGGATGTCGCTACGGCGTAGCGCAGCGCGTCGACGGCGTGGTCGTTCTCCTTGACCGGGGCGTCTTCGCCTCGCTCGGTGGCCTTGCGGTCCCACACGTAGCCGGGGATTTCCTCGAGCAGGTTGGTGCACGAGGAGTGGATCAGCAATTGTTGTGTGGACAGCAGGGACGCGACGGTTGCGATGCCGGGTGTGACTTTGTTCGCGGCGTTGGAGAAGTTGTGCCATCCGCTTCGGTCGAGTTGGTACTTGAAGCCGGCTGCGGCCGGGTCGACGAACAGGTAGTCGGGCATTCCGTGCTCATTGACGAAAGCTCGGAGGGAGTGTTCGCGGTCTGCGGTGGTGCCTTGTCCTGGCGCCCATTCGGTGATGGCGTAGAGGCGGTTGTCTTCGCCGAGGCCGATGAGGATGCCGCGGGTGGCGTTGGTGTCGCCGTAGTCGATGCCGAGGGCGAGGAGTTGCTGCATGGCGGGCAGGGTGTCGACGACGTGGATCTTCGGGTCGAACATGTCGTAGATGACGCCGTCGGCCATGGTCCACAGGCCGCGGATGAACCGGTCGTGCCACAGGCCCTTGTACTGCTGCGAGAGGTTCTCGATGTACCCGTTGGGCAGGTATCGGCGATTGTCTTCCAGCTCGAAGTGGAACACTCGGTGCCCACGTTCGTGCCGGCGGTCGATGTAGTCCTTCTTGAGGAAGTGGCGGGGTCCGTCGGGGTTGGTGGTTGCTCCCATCCAGGCGTTGTCGACGGAGTGGCGGGCCATCAACTGGTTGACGAACTCTTCGGCCATCAGGGTGATCTCGTCGCAGTACGAGATTTCGATGGTCATGCCGCGGATGATGCCTTCGGAGCGGACATCGCTCGAGCCGAGGACGTGCACTGTGCGGCCGAGTATCTCGGCTGTTGGGGCGCCGCGGTTGTACTTCACTTGTGAGGCCCAGTCGCCGAACATGGTGACGTTCTGCAAGGGGCTGATGAGGTTGCGGTAGGCGGTGTCCCGTGTGCGACCGATGATGACCGCTTCACCTTCCCCTGTGCCTTTCGCCATCTTCATCATGTAGGCGAACAGTGAGCCGACGGTCTTGCCGGATCGGACGGCGCCTTCCCACAGGTTCATCTGCGACTTGGCTGCATCAGCCTGGGCGAGTCCGACGGAGAGGGCTTGTTTGCGGGAGATGGGCAGTCGGTCGATGGGGTCGAGCACCTCGACAGTCATGGGCTATTTCTCCGGTGGTTCGAGCGAGGCGATGTCTTCCGGTGTCACGTTGGTGACGAGGTTGGTGAGGACGTCGTGCATCTGGGCGAGCGTGGACTTCGCGCCGGCCGCATCCGCACCCGAGTTCAACTCGTGCAGCTTGTTCGCTTCACGCAGCGCAATCGCCGCGGTCTGCATGATGTCCTTCTGATTCCCGAACGTCGGCCGTTCGAGTTCACGCTCTTCGTACGTGTTGTCTTTACCGCCGAAGTTGAAGACGATCGTCGGCTTCCACATCTGATCGACGACCTTCTCGGCCTCCACGAGCAGACGCTCCTCGAGCGCAACCCGGCGGACCTTGTTGTCGACGTGCTTAGCCTGCGCAGCCTTCGCAGTCGCCGACCGATCGAAACTTAACCCGAGCTTGCCGGCCCACACCGAGATGGTTCGCTTCGACCGCCCCATCTCCTCAGCGATCGAATGCAGCGACCGCCCATCGGCGTGCAGCTCGCGGAGCCGGTCGCTCTCCTCATCGGTCCACGCAGCCATGGGCCACAACGTGCGCGCGCAGGATCGGAGGTAAACGTGTGCTTGTGCTGTTCACGGTTGCCTCCTTCGGAAGTTGACGCCCCGCGCTCCCAGGTAGCGAAACCGGACGCGGGGCGGGTCCATCCGAGCGGCGCGAGGGGGTCGGTGCTCGAGGATGGACGATCGGGGGTGTCTGGAAACGGCGAAGCGCGAGGTCCCTGGTGGGGAATCCTCGCGCCTACGGCGGCAGCCTAACACAAGACTGGATACTTTCCAGATTATGCAGACTTCTGGAATGAGCGTGCCGCACAGTGCGCGTCGAGCACGTCGCCGAGTCGATAGATCGGGATGCCGTCGAACTCCCGCACCGGAGTGATGCGCCCCAGCCGTCGGAGGTTGTTGACCCGCTTGCGGTCGAGCTTGGCGTATTCGGGACCGAGTTCCTTCGCGGCGAGGGCGATGCCGGAGGCGTTGAGTTCGGTGTCGCGGGCGGCGTCGATGGAGCCGTAGCGCCACATCTCGGGTTCACTGGACATGCGGGCTGCTCGGCGTGCGGAACGAATGATGCGGCGGAAGGCGTGGGGTGCTTCGTCGGCGCCGGGGGTCATGGCGAGGGAGACGATGTGCTTGCGGAGCCAGTCGGCCATTCCGATTGTGCTGGCGGGTCCTTCGTAGCGCTGGTGGCGGTGTTCGCAGACGTGGTTGGCCCAGGTCCATAGTTCGTTGTCGAGGTAGTTCGCGGCGTCGTGGGCGCTAGTGTCGTAGGGGATGCGTGCGGCGGGGCTCGAGCTGACTCGGGGTTCGTACGAGATGTGCTGGGGGAAGCCGTCGCAGAGGACGCCGGCGAGTGCGTCGACGACGTCGGGGATTTGGGCGAGGAGTGCGAGGAGGTCGGCCTGTCCGGCTGTGTCGAGGTAGTAGCCGTTCATCGTTCACCGCCTCGGGTCTCGTTCATGACGAACGTCTCTCGTGCTCGCTTCCCCTGGGGGGTGCAGTCGTGCTCGACCCGCATTCCGGTGATGCTGACGTGAGCATCGACCGAGCCACCACTACCCGGGTTCAGTCCGTCGGCGATGCGAACCGACAGTGAGAAGAAGGCGTGGATGGGCTGCTTGCAGGCGGGGCAGTCGAGGATCTTCTGCGTGGTGTCGGTCGCGCCGTTCATCCTCGTTCCTCCGGGTTGTATAGAACCGTGACAGGCAGGTTCGGCTCGAATGGTCCGGTCGGGTACCACCAGCTGTTTCCGATCCGCGTAGCGACGACGGATTCACTCTCGCGGATAATCGAATCCTCGGGGAGTGCCTCAAGCTCTTCGACTGTGGTGATGGTGCGCAGCTTGCGATACCCGGCGGCAAGGATCGCGTCGGCGATTGCGCGCGGGGACGGTATGCAGGCGGGGTCTTCGCTCGGCACGTCGAAGATGAGCTTCGCCAGCTCGTCGCGCTCGTTCACTGTCCACCTGCCGGGGCCGCGTAGGTGCCACGCTCCGGAGACGGCCGGTACATGCTCGGGTCCGCCTGCAACGTCATCCGTGCCTCCATGAGTTCGGCCCGCAGCTTCTCGTTGGCCTTGTGTGCTTGGCGGGCGGCTTCGGCGGCTTGGCCGAGTTCGTGTTCGAGTGCGTCGATGCGGGCGTTGGCTTCGTCGATGTCGGTGTAGGCGGCGGGCATCCGGTGTCCTTTCTCGCGGTGGTGGGTGTGGGTCCGGCCCCGTGCACGGGAAGCTGTGCACGGGGCCGGTGTCTCAGGTGTCGCTCATCGCAGCGGTTCTCCGTTGGCGAGCTTCGTTGCGGCTTCGGCGAGCTTGGCGATGAACGTTGCTCGAATCAGCTGGGCGTCGTCCTCGGGAACTTTGAGCACGGTTCCGTTGGGTCCGATTGCTTGTTTGGCGTGTTCGGCGACGGCGTGTGCGAGGGCGCCGCTGGTCTGTACCTCGTCTTGGCGGCTCATCCGATTGCCGCCAGGATGAGTGCCAGGGTTCCGATGAAGGCGATCCAGAGCAGGAGTGCGGGCGGGAGCGCGAACACGGAGCCGCGGACGGGTCCGTCGAGTGGCCGGGTCATCAAGACCTCACCACCGTGAACGGGAAGGCGCCGGGGTCACCGGGGTCGCAGATTTTCCACCAGATGCCGTCGCTGTCCTGGACTACGCCGTTGCCCCACACTTGGCGCATATCGGCGCGGACGTGTTCGAGGGTGATTTCAGTCCGTTCTCCGGGTCGCACTTCGCGGATCGCATGATTCATGGCCGCCGCGATACGACGGGCACTGTGATGCCCGTAGGCGAACCAGTCGCCGTCCTCATCCTCGAAGATGTGGACACCGTGGCGAGCGGGTCCGAAGTCCTCGGGGGTGATGTCGGTGTCGCTCATTGGGTCTCCCAGGTGTGAGTGGGTGCGTCGTAAATGGCCGGCACGTCGTGGCAGCCGGTGAGGATGGCGGCGAGGGTGTAGAGCGCGGCGAGGGCGGCGCACGCCTTCAGCCGGGTCACGAGGTGCCGTCCAGGATCTCGTCGAGTTGCCGGATGAACTCCTCGATCGCGTCGGCCCCGCCCCAGCACTTCCCTTCGTCCGAGAGCTCGCGCACGCGGTCGAGGGTGGCCTCGGCGGCCTCTGCGCGGCGGCGTTCGATCACGAGGTCGCCGCGCTGCCGCTCGATCTCGCACTCGGCGTCATCGAGGGCGTCGAGGAGTGCCGGCAGCGCGTTCACCGCAGCGACGATCAGCTCGGCAGTGCAAGGCCCCGCATCGGCGATCCACTTCGCCATTTCCTCCGAAGCATCCTCGGCGACAGTCCGCCCGTCATTGCAGAGCGACCATTCAGCATTTCGGCCGTCTGCGAGAAATTGCCGGAGGTCGGCGCGGCCTTCGGGTGTCATCGGATCGCTCATGCCTGGGCCTCCGCTCGATCAGCGAACCCGAGGGCAGGCGTGGTCCATGCCATTGCTTCGTGGGTTATCCGATGGCATGGGTGGTTCATGACTGTGCCTCCGCTCGGTGCGCGGCGGCGAGACACCGAGCAGCCAGGTCCCGCAACTGGAACGGGTGGACGCCGGCGTTGACGCCGAAGTACTCGGGGACCTCGAGTTGAGTGCAGCCGTCCGAGTACACGGTCAGGCGAATGTGCTCGTTGGAGAAGTCGGGGTTGCCCCACTTGTCCTTCTCCGGCTCGGGCAGTTCGACGACGCCGAAGCGGGAGAGGATCGCATCGGCGGCGTGGCCGCCCCTACTTAGTAGTTGCTTCTGCCGGTTCGGCGACAGCTCGTCGAATGCTCCGAGTCCGCTCGGGTTCGTTTCCGCCAGCGTCACCGCGATGACTTTGGCGAGTTCGTCTCGGATGCTCATGCCTGACGCCCCTCGAATGCGATCTCCCACACCCATGCCGGAAGCGTGTTCACGCGGCCGTACAGCGCGTGCTGCACCGGCACCGGCTCGATACCGTTCGCGCGGGCGATCGACGCGGCCTGACGTCCCACCTTCGCGAGGAACTGGGTGCTGGTGTTCGGGATGTCGTGAGTCTTGGCGTAGCCGACGGCAGCGAACCAATCGTGGCGGCCCTCGATCGCGTCGAGGCGGGCCTCGGTCTTGGCTGCAATGGCCTTGGCCTCGTTGGCGGTGCGCTGTGCTGCCTCGAGCTGGTCGATCTGCGCGCGCAGAATGTCGAACGTCGACAGGGCCGTTCCGCGCGGGTTGGTGGCCTGCCCGGTGTGGAAGTAGGCGTCGAGCGCGTCGGCCGCCTCGGCCTGGAATGCGACGACGGTCGGCTTCGCGGTTTCGGAGACGCGGTTCTCGTCGAGGGTGGCGAGCCACATGGTCATCGTGCGGCGGTCGATCAGGAGCATGGTGCGCGGTTTACCGTCGGCCGCAACCACGGTGCTCATGACCGTGGTTGCCCATGACCTGGCCTTGAGCTTGCGGGCCTGACTGTCGGCGTCGATCCCGATCGCGTCGCACATCGGCCGGAGAGCAACCATCGGCTTGCCGTCGATCTCAGCTGCGGCGATGGTGGCGTTCGTGCCGGGGACTGCGATCTGGACGAGTTGTCCGGTAACGTTGGTGAGTGACATTCGAGCTCCTAACTCGGTGTCCGGCCCCGCAGAGTTCGCGCTCTGGCGGGGCAATTTTTTTGGTTCAGAGGATCACTCTACGCGAGTGGAACGCGGATCGCACCCCACTTTCCACCTCCTCCTAAGCGTGTTTTTCCTCGGCCTTCGCCTGCGCATACAGGACTTTCAGGCTCGGACGGGACGACGGGGCCTGAGCGTGCGCACACAGGTCCGTGCCGATGTAGCCCTCCCCGTCACACAGGGGACACGCGCCGATCGCTCTCGCGCGATCCTGGGCCCGACGACGGGCATCTGCAGAGCGAGCCAGACCCTCGTCGCGCAGCCGCTCCGCCTCGAACAGCTCCCACTCCCGGCGAAGATCGGCGCACGAGCGGCAGCTCGGCGGCGCCGGTTCGTTGCGATGCTGCCGGCATCTCGGAGGAAATTTCTGTACGCCCGCCCGCGCGTTGCTTACGTGAGATGAATCCTCAAGGTAACCAATCATCTTCGTTAGTACCGTCCGTCCGTTACGTGCATATGCTCGGCGCATATGCTTGAGCACATGCTTGGAGCATTGCTCGATGCAATGCTCCGAGTGCTCATTCCTTGCCCCATCGGGCGGCCGCAGCCTTCTGCGCCTTCTCCCGGCGCTTCTTCGCCGCATCGTCGCTGAGCTGGAACTCATCCCATCCGTTGATCAGCCAGCCGCCCGTCGACTCATGCCACAACCCGACCTTCACGAGCCGTTTCGCATCCACGGCCCGGCCATGAATGAACGGCAAAGCCGACCGGGAAATGAACCCGTCCGTGCCGTGTTTCCCGCAGTAGGTCATGCCCATCAGGTGCACGAACGCGGCCTGATACGCCTTGTCCTCGACGAGTTCGAGGATTTTCGGGTGGTCGGCGATGTTCGAATCAAGCCGGATCCAGGGAAGCCCCATGGTCCACCTCAGTCCATGTTTTGGTCGCGTTTTCGATATCGATTCGGTCCATCCAGCCCGCCATGTACATGGAAATCGCGAATCGGCATTGCGTCGGATTCTCGGATTCACACCTGCCGCCGCACATGCATTGTGCGAGGTCGGTTCCGAATACCTGCTGGTGGCGGATATTCACCGTGACCCAGAACTCGCCCACCAGTTCAGCGTCGAGCACGTCATCCGAGCATTGCTCGGAGCATGTGCTTGGAGCACTGCTCGGAGCATGCGGGTGAGCATCGCTGGTTGCATCGAGCAATTCAGCGGCCCGATCCTGCAGTTTCCGCACCCGAGTCCAGCAGCATCCGAAGAAGTATTTCCATCGGTCCTTGACGCCACCTGTGTCCATTGCGACGTGCGCCAGGTCCACAACCACCTCGGACGGCAGCCCGGCTGCGAGGATCTGCTGAATACTGTTCCGCCATTGGGTCGGCCGATACGCCGGCAAGACGTCAGCAATCTGATGGCACACCGATCCGATCAGAATCGAGTCGGAGTTGATCTCGTCGGCGGCTCGCTGCATCGCGGACGACCACTGCGTGGCACGCTCGTCGACATCAGCGACGACAGGAGCGTCGGGTGGAGTCGCAGATTTGCCGCTGTTGCAGTCCACGCAGGCGGCTACCAGGTTGCTCGGGTGATCGCTTCCACCGAGGGTCTCTGGGATCACGTGGTCGACGGCGAGTTTCGCGTCAGGGGCGGACGCTCCGCAATAGCGGCAGGTGTGATTGTCGCGGCGCAAGATCTCGTACCTGAGTCGTTTCGAGACGGCCATTTATGCGGCCTTCCTTTCGAGCTGGTCGATGGGGATGGTGTGCCCGGACATCGGGCACGTTCGGTCCGCGGTGTCGTCGTGCCGGCGCACGCGTCCCGTGTATTCGGAGGCGTGCACCTGGCGGCGGCACACCGGGCATTCGGTCACCACAGGGCCAGCTCCGCGTTCGGCACATCCTTCGGCGGGATGTAGCCGCCGGTGCGGCATCCGCACGTGCAATGCCACTTCCGGCCCGATGCTTCGTACAGGCGCCACGAGCGCGCTCCCTTGCCGGCGTAGTGAGCTTCGGGACCGGCGCCGACCATCACGTACGCGACGTGCGTGGCCCAGCCGCCTTCATGCGCCCCTCCGGGCTTCCATGCACATTTGTCGTGCAGGCCCATGTCGCAGGTTCCACAGGGGCGACAACGGCCATCCATCCATGGTTTGAGCCAGTCACCCCAGTCGGCGGCGGTCATGGCCGGTCTCCGATGATGTGCTTGAGCGCCCTGGTGGTCTCGTCGTAGACGAGGGCCATATACGGGCTATCAATTACGCGGTACTCGTCGGCGAGGTCGCAGCAGCTCTGCGCGTACTCCCGCACCCGGCGGACGATCGCCCGCAGCTCGTTGTTCTCGTGCACCAGCCCGGCGAGCGCGCACTCGGCTTCCTCGAGCCTCGTGCGGGTGCGCTCCCACTCGTGCGGCGGATCAGCACCGGGATCACTCCACCCCACCTCGGTGGCGGTCATGACGCGGCCCCGCGATCGGACCGGGCGACGTATCTGCACTCGCGGACCCTTGAGCTCACACCCGGGGCACGCGGGGCAGCCTCAATGTCGTAGAGCGCCACCAGCACCTCATCCAGAGCGGACAGCTCCTGACGGTCGTACGAGTTTGCGTCGTCGCCTTGGAGAGCTACTTCGGCGCGGAGGTAGTTACGTCTGCGTTCGAGCACTCTTGCGGCCTTGTCGAGTTTCATTTGACGCTCCCAGATATGGGTTCCCCGCGCCGGCGGCGCGCCCGGTACAGGACCAGGCACGCCGCGACGAACAGGAACCGGCCGAGGATGATCCCGGCGAGGATGGTGAGCGGCAGGGACGCGGCGAGCACGACACGCTCGGTGTGCTCATGCATATCGGGATCCCTCCTGCCCCGGCTCGTTTGACCCTGTGCATGCATGGTCGTGGTGGGTGGCCTTGGGGCAACGCTTGTTCCCACAGTCGGGGCACATGATGAATCCCCACGTGGGCATGACGCGCGGGTCGTATTGCTCCATGGCCTCGACGTAGTCGTCCACGCACGTGAAGCACCAGCAAGAGAGGACCGGCTTCACGGTGACGTCCTGGTGTCTGACCTTCACACGCGTGCGCCGATCGTCGGATGAGGCTTCGAGCCAGCCGTTCTTGAAGACGCGATCGATGGTCAGCTCTTTGATCGGCCCGAACGAGACACCTTCCTTCAGTTTGACGCGGTCCCCAACCTTCGGAGCAATCTCCACGGCGGCCATCAGTCCTCCCCAAGGTGGACGAGGGCGGCACCGGCCATGTCGCACACGATGGCGGCCACGGTCAACCACCCCGCGGTGCACAACGTGCCGATCCCGGCGATAGTCACGAGCGTCTTCATGCCACGCTCTCTCTCGCAATGGCCGCGGCGGCAGGGGCGTCCAGGTCCGCGATGTCCGCAGCGATCGTGTGCAGCTTCTGCAGCGCGTTGAGCTTGTCCGGGCGATAGCCGGACCAGTGCATGTCACCGACCATCACGACCGGGGCCTGCAGGTAGCCGAGGAGCTTCACCCAATCGGCCGCGGCCGGGTCCTCGTCGACATAGCGCAGCGCGTACGGCGTGCCCTGACGGTCGAGGTGCTTTTTCGTCGCCACGCACTGCTGGCAGCTGGTGGTCTTCGCGAACAGGGTCACGGGAACAGGGTTGGTCACTGGGGATCTCCGATCGAGATGGTGAGCCAGAGAGAGCCTTCGGAGCCCTTCTCGGCGGGATGGATGACAGGCATCGCCTTGTTCATGAACTGCGGGGTGTCGTCCGGCACCAGGCCGTGATCGACCAGGCCGTCACACGCGGCCTTGAGCACCGGCATCAGGTTGTCCGAATCACGCCGGCGGTTATCCCGAGGCCGGTAGTGCAGGCACACCGCGGCCCGCTCCAGACCGGTCGGAACCTTCTGTTGTTTCGCGAGCCACGCCGTGGTGGACCGGATCTGCCGCGTGAGACGCGCCCGGGCCATGTAGTGCTTCCGGTCGTTCATCGACAACGGCGGCGACGTGTACGGCAGCGCGAGAGTGAACACGTCCACTCCGCACACCTTCTCGGCGCTCACGGAAGCCTCACCTGGAACGCGCGGGCAGCACGAGCAGCCGCCAACAAGGCGAGACCCTCCTCCTCCGCCGCATCGGCGTCGAGGATGTCGTCCCCCGCCCACACGTCGTCGTTCGCCACCGTCGCCAGCGGGCGCCCGTCCGCGCTGCACCACGAGACACCGTGCTCGTCGATGTGACTGGACTCCGGCAGCTTCACCACCGCGTAGCGATGGAGGATCGCGTTCGCCAGCTCGATGGCCGGACCCATCACGAACTCCGCCGCGGCCGGCATCAACTGTTCGGCGATCAGGTCGGCGAGTTCATCCCGGGAGAGCATCACGCCGCACCTCCGATTCCACGCCCGGTCTCGGTGCGCAGGTACTCGTCGACGTCCTGCCGCCACCAGCGCAGCGGCGAGTTCCGGCCGGTGCCCGTCTTGAATGCCTTGCGGAAGAACGGATGGCAGTTCGGATTCATCCGGTACTTCTTGATCGTGTCCGGCCGTCGGCCGATCGCGTCGGCGACCTCTTCGAGGCTCATGTGGGCCGGGTTGGGGCTCTTTCGCATCGAGCCGTTCCTTTCAGGTGGTTTCGAGTAGGTGCGCCAGGGGTGGTGTGGTGCGCACATCTGGTGCGCCGGATCAGGACTCCGTCGACACACCACCCCTGGCGGGTCTTTCAGGCGGCCGACTGGGACAGTTCGGCGCGGCGGGTCTTCACCGCTGCCGATACGTCCGCGTACCGGTCGCCGAGCCTGGCCTCGTGCTTCGTCCAGAGCGCGCGCAGTTCGTCCTCGGACTTCACGAGAGCGATCTCGTTGAGCAGCTCGTCGATGTCGACAGACGGCGGTGGCGGCCCGTCGTTGCGGGCGGCCTCGGCGTCGTGCAGGTCGCCCTTGTGCCACAGGTCGAGCGCGGCACCGAAGCGCATCCCCGCGTTACGCAGCGCGTCACCGATCGCTTCCTTCACAGCGTTGGCGCCATTCTTGCCACCCATGTCGCCGTACCCGATGCGCATCACGCCACAGACCGTGAGCCGAATCCATAGGCCGCCATTGCGGTCGAAGAGCGGCAGGCCGGAGTCGTCGAGAGCGAACGGCTCCCAGGACCATTCGGGGTCCACCTCGAGGAGCCGATCGGTCAGGGCTGCGTGCCCGACGTAATCGAGGTGCGCAGCGGGCATCCCATGCCTGCTGTTGCAGATCCTGCAGAACTCCTTCGGCGCATCCTTGCTGTACGGCTTCGGAAGGACGTTGATCTGGTGATCAGCGAACGGCTCCCGCATCTTCGCGAGGGCTTTGAGACGCTCCTCAGTCATCGCGGTCACCGCCTTCGAGCGCCAGGACATCAGAGAGGTTTAGTTCGCCGCGCTGCGCCATGCCGCGCACCAGCTCCATTACGTTCTTCGCGGGCGTGAACCGCGGCGTCGGCACCTTCGCCGGCGGAATGGACACCTCGACCCCCGGAGGGAGCGTCGCGTCGAACGGTTCCGCGAGGGCAACCGCCGATTCGACGTGCGCCCAAAGCGACCGCAGCCCCTGCTCGGTCAGCTGCACCTTGGTCTCGATGACCTCGTCGCCGAACTGATCGACCATCCAGGCGAACAACTCCGCCTCGTTGACGACCGTGATACTCGGCTTCGGCTTTGTAGGCTTCGGCACGGTCGCGTAACCGAGCTCCTCCCCCGCCGCGGTGTGCGCGTAGACGGTGCCCCGCTTCAACTCGGCGGACAACTCCGCCTTCGCCGCAGCTTCCGCCTTGGCGAGCAACTGCTTCGCTGCCGCGATGGCCGCCAGATTGCGGACTGCACTGCTGATCTCACTCATCCTGGGAACTCCTCTCCCTGGACCTTCTCGACGATCCCCGGGAGTATCTGCTGCAACTGCCGGGACTTCTCGTCGACGAACGCCTGGGCCTTCTCGTAGGTGTCGGCCTTCCCGACGCGGATCGGCTCGGCGACATTGCTCGACGTCGCCAGCACCACCCACGCGCCGAGGTCCTCGTCGTGCTTGATGCGGAACTTCAGGTGCAGCTGCCGAGCGCGGCGCAGCACATCCGCCTGGGTCAACTTCTCCGGCTTCACAGCTCGGCGTCCTCTCGATCTGCGTCGAGCAGCAGCTCGGCGTGGTAGTCGGCGCTGTCGTCGGCGAACAGGGCGGCGCAGTCGTATTCGTGCCCGAAGACAGTGCGGGCGCAGGTGCAGTCACGCCACGTCATCGCGCGCCCTCTTCTCTTCCTTGAGCACGACGTCGTAGCAGGCGCGGCACATCCCACGGCCGACGATCGCCACGGTCCCGGGCCACTTCCGCAGCGACTCACTCGAATGCCGGCCGGGTCGGTTGCAGCTCGCGCAACGCCGCTTGCAGGCGACCACCGGATCGGCGTCGGGCTTCGGCCGAGGTTCGATCAGGCCGAGCATCTCGAGCAAGCCTCGCGCCTCCTCGACGCTCTTGGCGTTGGCCGCGACCGTGCGCATGGCCGGTGCGATGGTCCAGTCGACGAGGTTGGTGTCCCCGAAGATCGCAGACTCGGCGATGTACCGCTCCGGCCCACTCATCGGGCACCCCAGATCCGCGACCGGCCGGGGCAGCCCTCGCACACGCCGTCGGTCCAGCCGCAGCACCACGACCCGGACTCGACCGGCTCAGGCAGGCCACACCAGCCCTCATGCTGCGGAAACTCGGGCGTGCTGCCGCCGCATGTGCAGGGACCGTGCGGACCCTTCGGCGGGGTGTAGACGTCGACGAAGATGGTCATCGTCCACCGCCGGCTAGGTAGATCAGCGTGCCGATCGTGCCGCCGTACGTCGCGATCCAGGCCACCACGGCCGGGGTCAGGCGCATCGGGTTCGGCGGGGTGTCGTCGCCCTCGTCGGCGGGCGTGGCCGAGAACGGGTCGAGGACCTCGAGCTGTCCACGGTCGACGGAGAAGATCTGCGAGAATGTCTCGTGCGCCACGGGGGTCGACTCGTTCTCGACGGCGGCGAGCTCGCGCTCAGTGAGCTTGCGGGTGAGGATCGACATCTCAGGCACCCCGCTGGATCTCGTAGGACGGGGCCGCGGCAAGGATGACGCCGTGCAGAGCCTCGAGGGTGTCGCGCAGGACCTCCCCGCGGACGGCGATGATCGTGCGGGCCGAACCGCGGTAGACGTTCGGTACAGACGTGAAGCTGTCGGTCACGGCAAGCGTGAGAAGCCATCCGCCCGAGTCCGCCGGGGTGCACATCGGCTTCGTTTCCGGGCAGCCGTGGAACTCGCAGAGCTCCTCGATGGCGACGAGCAAGTCGTCGCTGTTAAGCTGTCGCTGCATCTTGATTCCTTCCAGGTGATTGATGTCAGGCCGTCCCGCCGCAATCGGGGCGGCCTTTTTTATGTCCACGGGAGTTCTCGCCGCCGTCATGCCGGGACCGACTGCCGATTGGAATTGATTCCGTTTGCCACCTCGGACATGCCGATGACCTCATGGGCAACGAAGAGGTAGTCCCAGGCGGCGTCGAGCTTCTTGGCGATCTTCATTGCCAACTCTTCGGAGAGGTTGGTCATCTTCCCTGTCTCGAGAAGGCTGATGGTCTGCTGGGTGCACCCGACGAGAGCGGCAAGCTCCCACTGCGCGAGGCCCCGGCGCTGACGTTCACGCTTGAGGCGTTCGAGGTCTTTGACCTGCATCCACACATTCCTTCGGTAGATCCTCCGAACCTTGGTTCGCCTTGCGTTCCTCATCTTGCCCCCTACTTGTTCCGTTGACAAGTGGAATCATCACCAATCGTCAACTACTTGTCAAGAGAACAAGTGGAAAGTGGGTCACACCCTGCGGTTACTCTCGCTCTACTTGTGTTGGACAATGCGCTGCACTGGAACAAGTAGATACCCAGAGGGGACCTTTACCGCCGTGACCGAACAACATCACCAGCCGTCCCTGCGAGACCTCATCAACCAAGCTGCGAAAGTCCGCGACGCCACGGGCCGGCGACTCGCCGAGCTCGCCCAGAAACAGGGCTACGACCTGACCCACACCACCGTGAACAAGATCCGCGCCAGGACCTACAAGTCGCAGCCCTCCGACGACACCATTCGCGCCATCGCCTGGCTTGCCGGCGTCGACGAAGAAGTCGCCTATGCCGCCGCCGGTCGCCGAACCCCTCTGGCGCCCTTCGTCGACGATCTGCCCCCCGGTGTGGACTACCTCAACGCGAAGGAGCGCGAAGCAGTGGTCGAACTCCTTCGCGTGATGGTCAGCCAGCGTCTCGCTCTCGATGACGTCAAGGACGAAGACTTGAGTGCGGGCGGCCAAGTCCTCAGCCTTGTCGGCCACTCGAAAGAGGAGGATGACGAGGACTTCGATGGCGAATTGTTCGACCCCGATCAGTTCGCTGCCCGCAAGGGGAAGACGCAGGCCGAGCGCGAGGACGAGAACTCCCACGACGACATGTAGTTGATTCTGATTCCATGTCGTTCGAACTGGTGTTCTAATCCGAAGCATGACAGCGAACCGGAAATGGCACCCATGGAGATACCTGCGTGACCACCACCCCCACGTCGACGTCCACTTCGTCGACCTACGCCCTCGCCGACTCCTCGGCCGCGTCACCCGACGCGGCATCGAAATTGACCAAGGCTCACTACAACGCGAACGACGCTCCACCCTCACCCACGAACTGATCCACCTCGAACGCGGACCCGTCCCCCGCCACCCCTACTTCGCCCTCCGCGAAGAACGCGCCGTCGAAGAACTCACCGCTCGCCAACTCATCCCCCTACGCGACCTGGTCGACGCGTACATCTGGTGCCAGGGCCGCGTCGACGACGAGATGGCCGACGAACTCTGGGTCGACCTCGACGTCCTACAGACCCGCATCCGCACCCTCACCCCGTGCGAACGACGCTGGTTCGACGAGGAACTCGCACGCCGATCAAGCTGACCCCATCACCACCTGGAAGGAAAACTCGATGAAGCTTGTCCTCATCGGCCTGGCCGCCTGCGCCCTCACTCTGACTGCCTGCGCATCCGACAACGCCGACACCCCCACTGAACCCACCACCACGACCACGACCGTCACATCCGAACCTTGGGCTACCGCAACGCAATCCGAAGGACGCCAACCCGAACAACCCATCCAGGTCGACATCTACGTCCGGGCGCTCGCCGACATGTACGCCTCCAACGGACAACCCGCACCGAGCCGCGCCGAAGCCCTCGAGTTCGCCGAATCGATGTGCGGATTCCTCGACGCCGGCAACTCCCCCTACGACGCCGTGCAGCTCCTCAACGAGGAGGGCTACCCCGAGGAGTACACCGGCGACATCGTGCCCAAGGCCATCGCCGCCGCCTGCACGGAGCACCTGCCCTGATGGCCCGGCCATCCCTACCTCTCGGGGCCCACGGCAAGATCGCCCGCACCCAACTACCCGACGGACGATGGCGCGCGAGCTGCCGCATCCGTGACATGGACGGCGTCACCCGCAAGGTCTACCGCGAAACCCCCACCGGCCAACGCGACCGCACCGGCGCCGTCGCCGAGCGATACCTCCTCGAGGCACTCCTCGAACGAGGCCTACCGCAGGACGGGGAGATCTCCGCCGCGACCAAGGTCGAGGTGCTGTGGACCGAGTACCGGAAACAGCTCGTCGACGGCGACCGATCCCCTGCCACCATGGAGGACTACGACCGGCTCGCCGTGAGGATCTGCGCCGGTATCGGGCAGCAGTCCATCCGTGAGGCCACTACCCAGCAACTCGATCGGTTCCTGCGGGAGGTGGCCGACCGGCACGGCGTGCACACCGCGCGCAAGGCCCGCGGCATCCTGTCCGGCATGTTCAAGATCGCTGTGCGCTACGGGGCGCTGACCACGAATCCGGTCCGGGAGGTGTCCGACCTGACCACCCGGCGCGGCGGACGCAAACGCTCGAAGTCGATGGACGCCGACACGCTCGCCCAATTGCTGCACGACGTCCGGCATTCCGAGACCCCGTGCCCGGTGATCTTGTCCGACTGGCAGAAGAAGAAGGGGCTGCGCACCACCAGCAAGCCTGGTCAGATCCCCACTGTCGCCCGGTACTGCGACGGCGCGGACCTCGCCGACGTGATCACCATGTTCGCGGCGACCGGCTGCCGCATCAGCGAACTACTCGGCATCCGCTGGAAGGACCTCGACCTAGAGGGCCGGTCGGTGACGATTTCCGGGAAGGTCATCCGCGTCCGCCGGGTCGGCATCATCCGCGAGAGCACCACGAAGTCGGCCGCCGGGATGCGCACGTTGCCGTTGCCGGGGTTCGCGGTGGAGATGCTCGAGGCGCGGGAGCGTCGGGCGGAGATGGTGTTTCCGTCGGCGGTCGACACATACCGGGATCCGGATACGGTGTCGCGGCAGTGGCGGCAGGTGCGCGCAGCGCTCGGGTTGGAGTGGGTGACGACCCATACCTTCCGGAAGACGGTGGCGACGCTCATCGACGAGGAGGGGTTGTCGGCTCGTGTGGCGGCCGATCATCTCGGGCACGCTCAGGTGTCGATGACGACCGATGTGTACTTCGGTCGCGGCCGGACGCACTCGGTGGTCGCCGATGCTCTGGATGCGGTAGTTGGTGGGAGTAATCGGTACGTTTCCGGTACATCCGAACCCCCTGAGACAAAAAAGGACCCCAGGTGA